TGTTTTCTGTTTCTCTTCATTGTCCAATCTCATCGCCTCATTTGCATGGAACTGACCGAGCATTGAATCCATAGCCCCTACAACACTCCCCATTCCAGCGAGTATATCTCGCATCGTGTCCTGCCAGATCTTCTTATATTCAAAGACGTCACTCTTCATTGTTGAGACTGCCTGTCTCAGTATGTCTGCCATAATACGGCTTCGTTTTGCCATTTCCTCTTTAAGCTTCTTCGTCCTATCCTTTTCTATCTCGTCAAGTTCAGCGTCGTATGCCTTCTTAGCTAAAGCAAAGGTTCCCGCGTCTGCCTTCTCCTTTTCGAGCAAAGCCTTCCTTGCTTCATAAGTTCCTTGTGCCGCCCATTTCCTGTATTCGAATTCATTGAGCGTGACTCTCATAATCTCATCTACCATCTTGCTATTGAGCTTCATAACCTCCTCGGAATTTTTGCGCAATACTTCAGTTAATCCGCCACTCGACTCTTCGACATCCTTGTGTTTCTCTGTTACCTTATCCCATGCTTCTCTTATATATGCATATTCTGGAAGTGTGGCTATTGCGTGCATAACCCGCTTGTAGTTTCTCCCATGCTTATCGTAAATCTTCCCCCATTCTTCAACTGTAACAATTTCTTTTTCTATTAGGCTACTTCGAAAAGCCCAGAATTGAGCATGGCCTTTCGAAGCCTCTACCATAGCATCCATTTCTGCATCCTGCTTTTTCTTGTACTGATCAAAAACTTTATTTAATGCGATTCCCAGCGCAGTGACAGCAAGGGCAACGGCACCTACGGGGCCGAGGAGCATCGAGAAGCCAGCCGCGAGTGCCGGCAGGGCCGCTATTATGCCTGGCAGCATCATCATGAGAGGCCCCAGAACAAGTAGTAACGCCCCGATGCCTGTAACGACCGTGGCGATTACTGCTGTGAGTTTAGGGTGTTTCTCTATCCAAGCCGATATCTTTCCCGCTATATTTTTGATTTTCTCACCAAGGCTTATTATCATCGGAGCCAGCGATTGCCCTATACCTATTGCTGCCTTCATGACGGTGTTCTTTAAAACTGTCATCTTTGCATTGAAGGCTTCCATTTGTTTGTCGGCAACTTCCTTTGTCATCCCGCCCATCTCTTTTAGATCCCCTGTCCACCCTCTTATTTTCTCCGATGAGCCCATTAAAGTTAGAATAGAATCTTTCGTCTTGATGTTAAATCCCAGCATTGCAAGAGCCGCCTCTCTCTCCTGCACGGTCATGCTACCGAGGTAGCCTTCTAAATCCTGAATTATATCTGCCATCGCACGCATGCTACCATCGGCCTCAAAGAGCGAGATACCAATATCATCCCAAACTTTCTTATTCTGCCTCGTTGCATCAAAAAGGCCGTTCAACATCATAGTTAGTCGTTGCCCTGCAAGCCGTCCCTTCACGCCTTTATCAGCATATGCAGCCAAAACGGCAACGCCTTCTTCTACCTCTATATTGAGGTTGACCATGGCAGCGGCGGCCTTATTTGTTAGTGCTTCGGAGAATTGCAGAACGCTGGCATTTGCCAACGTGTTTGCACCGACTAGGACATCGGAAACACGGATAAGGTTTTTTTCGTTTTCTATGACATTTTTCGACGACAAGCTCAAAGCGGTTTGGGCATCGGTCAAGAGATCGGTGGCTAGAGCCAGATCGAAAGTTCCGGCCTGTGCGAATCTAGAAACAGGTGCCAGTGCAGAGATGGATTGTTCTGCATTCATTCCAGCCGAGGCGAGGAAGTAATATGCCTCCGCCAGCTCTTTGGCCGCAAACGTCGATTGTGTAGATAGTTGCTTTGCGGTCTTTGCCATCTCTTTTCGCATCTCTGGCGAGACATCGCCCATTATGGCAAGCGATCTTTTCATGGATTCATCGAAACCCCCATAGGCCTTCACCATCAGGCCCATTGCACCGACTATCGCTCCCCCAGCTATGGTCATCTGCCTGCCCATCTTTTTGATCTGCGCGCTGTTCTGTTTTATCAGACCACCAAAGCCTTTTACTTGGCCAGAGACCGCTTTCATGGCCGCAGAGAACTGGGTACGGTCCAGCGTAAGCCGGCTTACAATTGCACCTGCATCCCAAGCCAATTTAATCCTCCATGTCCTTAATCAATACTCCTCCTCATATTTTTTAAGCTCAAATTGGAGTCGCTGAAGCTGCTCTTCGTAACTAGACTGCGTGGCGTGTGTCCCGAAACGTACTGCCTGTAATAGCGAAATTTCACGGCGCACCTCTCGCTTCTTCGCCTCCACCGCCAATGTCTCCTCGTCGCGGATGTCGAGATTCAGCAATTCTTTAAATGACAGCGTGCCTGGGAATTCACCGGCGATTAAGCCGATTTGTCTTGCCCAGGCTTTAGTGCGTTTTTTTCCGCTATCTCCTTGTCCGTCGTGGCAAGCGGCTGGGATACTTGAGTCATTGTGTACTGGAGCAACGTGTTTACGTCGCGTATATCGAGCTTGTTCAGCACATCCATTTCTACGCCATAAAGAATCTGAACTTGTTTATAGAGGGCTTCTATATCGCCCTTCAGTGCGGCCTTTTCGTGCTCCTTCACCTCATCGAATGTCGCTCGAGAAAGTGGTCGATTACAATAAGTTTTCCCGTCAATCTCGATTTCTATCGGCTTGTGGATGCTTTTCTGCGTGCTCAGGATTAGCTTTTTATCTTCCGTCATGCACAGATTCCTTCTATCGCTGTAGATCCAGATACCATACCCTCAGTGCCATACTCGCCACAATAACCGCTCTCTTGGTTCGGGAATACTTTGAATTTGACCATGTGAATGCGCTGACCGGCTCTATCCCAGGTGAGTTCGAATTCGCGATAAGGATGGCATTTGTAGAGCAGAGTCCAGGTTTCTGGCAAGGGATTAGGCACGTTATTGCAGATGGGCGCTATCACTATCTGCTTGGCGTTCGCATACATATCGCATCCAGCCATGTTCTTGAGCGTGAGAACCTTTCCGCTAAGACTGCCCATGCCCACATATCCAATAGTGGCTTCGAGTTGGTTGAGAGTGCTTCGTGCCATGGGGATATCAAGTTCGACAACTGTGCCTGCAAAAACCCCGTCCACAGGTGCGTCGCCATAACCTTCCTCTTGAACATCGCTTACCGAGTCTGTCATGCGCAACGAGACGGTACCCAAATAAGGGCCGATGTGCATTTGGCCCGCTCCCTCGTAATCCCAGATGATCACGCAAGGAGAAATGTCTCCGATTGGTAATTTCGGCATTTTAATAACCTCCTTTATTTGTTCTGTCTTAATCCCTTTTGCCAAAAAAAAAGGCGCTCAAGACTAGCAAAAAGCGTTTGCTAATCCTGAGCGCCCTGAGCGCAAGAAGCTAAGGCTTTTGCCTCAGTCCTCAGATTTCAAACCTTCTATATAATATATTATAACTTTTCTGTCTTTACAAAATAAAAAAACTTTTTCTCAAGATTTTATATTCAGGCCCCGCATGAGGCCTCCTCTATCTTCCATATATAATTGGTTGAAAATTGGAATAATCCTTTTTCATCAGGATTTCCAACCGGTGCAGGCGGACCGTAAGCATCCACCACGCATGCCAGATATTGCCGGCCTGTTCCCGCAGGTGGTGGCACGGTGGGTAACTTCCAGCCAGCCGTTTGATGGAATGCCTCGTAAAGCTCCTCGGCATCACGATGGGCAACAAAATAAGACCTGGCTCGATTCAGCAACTGAATCGCCTTTTCGATATATTTGGGGAAATAAGTACACCCATAATTCGGATCAGCTTGATTCGATGGCGGTATCGTAGCAACCACTCCTCCGACATTCTGTAGCACTGCACCTCCCGCATTCTCAAGTACGGCGAGATAAGTGATGGGTATATCGACACCTGGAAAGTTTTTTACAGGCACATGACCAGCAAAAAGATTCGTACCAATAGTCCAGGTCTGCGTAAAGCCCCATGCAAGGCTTCTTTGTGCAATGAAGGTAGTTATCTCCTTTATCATCCCCGTCCCCCCGGCCCTTGCATGCCTCGTGCTATTTCAGCCATGTATTTTTCCTTGTTCTTAATGAGCTTCGCCTCCAAATACTTAGGTCCCGACCCAGCCATCGTCCAGTTCACATTACTTGGCATCTCATGGACGGCTGCGGCATATTCGGCATCAAAGCCACATTCTATGGTTATCTCGCCTGCCTTTATTTGTGGTTGTTCTATCTTCTGGCTGCGCCACAGGTTGCCTGATTTGTGAGGAGCCCGGGGTTCCTCGAGTATTGCGTCACGAATCACCATGCCTGCTACTTTGAAAGCCATGTTGGCGGCCGCCTCGGGTATCTCCTTGTTGCAGACTCGCGGGAATTTTATGTCGAAATCCTTCGTATCGAAAGTCATTCCCGTTTTTTTAGCCATCATTGCACCCATATTTCAGCATGATGAATATGCACCGAATTCTGCGGTTGTTTTATTATGATTATCGGATGGTTTATCGCATAGTTTTCAATATCAACCTGCAATTGGTCCTCGTGCTCAAACGTAATGTGTTCTGGCTTGCAGAATATTTTGGCCGCACTCAGAACCTCTTCGCCTTTGTAGTCTTTCATTAATCTCGTATCGTACATAATGCGGCAGGGAAGCTTTGCTCCTGTTGTTTTCGTTGGTTCGCCCCAGGTATCAAAGGTGACCTGGGCTACCTTCATGTGGTTTATGAGCAAGCTATCGAAGCTCATTTTTTCTCCAGAAGCCAATTTCCCGCATAGGACATTCGCATCTCACTGTCATGGGCTTCGCAAAAGTGTTTATCTCATCCATATCAACCTCAAAGAGTTACGAGGCATAAACATAGACCTCCGTCTTTATTTGTTCTGTCTTGGTCCCTTTTGCCAAAAAAAAAGGCGCTCAAGACTAGCAAAAAGCGTTTGCTAATCCTGAGCGCCCTGAGCGCAAGAAGCTAAGGCTTTTGCCTCAACCCTCAGATTTCAAACCTTCTGTTTATATAAATTAATATAAAATATCTCTTCTATTTTGTCAAGATTTGCTATGACTGCCTACTTATGAGGCAATCGCCATACATCATGCGACAAGGTAGTGCGGAACATGTTCCGCCTGCCAATAGCATTCCTTTCATTTTATAAACTCCTCTTGAGTAAAGAATTCGGTCCATAGAATAGGAAATTGTTTCCCATAAGTTCGTTCAATAAAATTTCGATCCATTGCTGGTGGACACGTCGATAAATACTCTCCATACAATTTGATAGTTGCTCCCCGTTCTAGAATATCTTTGAGAGATTCCATAAATAGATTCCCAATGGAAATGGGAGTATATTGACATCCAAGTACATCTCCATATGGAGTTATTGTTGTAATTCCTTTAATAGCTGGGCATCCCAAGTCCATTCCAAAAGCAGATGTTAAATGGCTAAAGACAAGATAATGCGCTTCCATGTCTCTAAAATAATCCAAATCCTCCTCATCAATCATATTCTCAAAGTGTCCCTCAAAATTTCCCACAGGTTTAGTAAAACTAACAAATATATCAATATCTCTATTTGTAAAATAGTCTAGGAATTTCTTAAATTCTGTTGAATGTAATCGTTGTTTAGTAACAACAGTTTGAATGAATAGGTCCAATCCAGCCTGTAAAGTTGCATCAATAGCTTTCATACATCTAGAATGAGATCCAATTCGTCTTCTAAATTCATCATGCCAACGAGCCTCTAAGCTATCGATACTTAACTGAATTCGATCAATTCCTAACATTTTAAGCATGATTGCACGATCCTGATTTAATAACCATCCATTTGAATCACAGCTGATATACCATTTTGTAGGATCAATGGCTTGTACGAATGGAGCTAATTTGGGAGATATCAAAGGTTCTCCACCAGTAAAAACCCACCTAGCTAAACCCAATTCGTTTGCTTGTTTAGCAATATTGGCCACATCTTCAATATGCAATTCTTCTCGGTTAGGATTTGACCTATTGGCTATAGAACAATGTAAGCAATTGAAATTACACCGATAATCAAATTGAAATTGAAGAATAGTTATACTTTCGCCTCGTTTGATTTTCTCATCAAATTTACAGACTTTTTCATAAGCCTTAGGTTTTTCACGTTTTAATTTTTCTCTCTTTTTAGCTTCTTGTTGTACTCTCATAGTATTTCCAACTCCGCTTTTTTGATAATAGCCAATGATGGTAAGTAATCTAAATTCAATGATTTAATTTGGTCTGGAACTTCGTAATAAAATCCCCCTACTAAAATAAGAATAGCTTCTACAGGTTTAGAGTTTAGAATGTTAGGGGCCATAATTGGAATATGAGTGACCGGAGTATATCTGCCTTGTTTTCTAATAGAGGAATCAATTACATATGATATTCTGTTAGTATCTTTCATTAAGGACAATAGAAAGAATGTTTGATGTCCTGCACCCCATATGGCTATTGACGAAAAATTGGCAATATAGTTTTGCATATCATTTTGTAACTTATTCTGTTGTTCTTTGAATGAATCTACAAAATATAGAGGTTGCTGTTTACGTACTGTAGCAGATAGGACATAACCATCTAATAATTCATTGATTCTTAACACATCGAATCCGCTAGAAAGTAATGTGAGTGTCAAAGTAGCTTTGGTGAAATAAAATAAATGATCAATAACTAATTCCGAGAATACCCTTTCCTTTACAATCATCTCGAAGTTAGGCACATCTACAATTCCAACTCCTTGTGAACATAAATTACTATGAATTTGCAACAATGTTTTCTTAGGATATGGAAAATGCTCTAAATAATTAAACATTAGAAATGCATCACAGGTCGAAGGTTTTGGATCTTTCGTGATGGTAGTAATCTTTTTGCCCTGCAAGTTAAATTCTTCTATAAAGTCTGATATCTGTTTTTTTCTCCATTCACCTCTAGTCCATGCGGCTGATCTAACAGACTTTCTATAGTATTTTACTGGTTTAGCTGGAATTTGTACTAATCCACATCCAGTGCATTGACTTATCGGTAATGAAATTCCTTTATCCGAAGCCAAAGTATTTTCTGTTGGAAGAAATTGTGCTCCACTTGCCATATTCTCATATTGAATCAATCTTATTAGTTTATTTCCACATATTTTACATTGTCGAGTAGACATAATATAGTCTCCTTAATTTAGTTTTTTTGTATATTCATAACGATTCTTTAATAATGAAATTTGTCTTTTTCAATAATATCTTTATCACACCAATCATATAAAGTCTTTATAGCTTCATCAATTGGAGTAAACTTAAAATTGTTTAATTCACTCAGAAGCAACGAGTTGTCACCACTATATTCTATGCCAAGATTTTCAGTTTTAAGTACAATCTCCAAACGCTTTCCCGTTATTCTAATAATTTTTTCTGCTATAATTTTAAAATTGTAAACTTTACCCGTACAGAGATTATATACATTCTTCTTGGGTTTATTATCAATAAACCATTTGACAATTTTTATCAAATCTTCAACATATAAAAAGTCAAAAATTTTGTTTTGATTAATAACAATCGGCAGGTTTAAGATTGCTTTACAACAGGCATTTGAAATAAAACGATAGCGCCAATTATCATATTTACCAAATACTCCAAAAAGCCTAAGATTATATATATTACTGTTTAATTGCGTATATTTAGTCATTATATATTTTGAAAAACCGTATTGATCCACCGGAACATGTTGATCAAAATAATCTTCTTTCATTTTAGGTATCCAATATTCACGGCTAAAATCTGCACCCGAACCAAAATAAATCATCTTGTCAAAATAATCTTTACATCTAACAATGTTAAAAAACATTTTCAAATTATTTTCCAGAACTCTTGATGGATCTTTTGTGGAATATTTTTGTGCAGCGTCGTATGTGGCTGTATGTATTATTACATCAAATTGATTGCTCTTTATATAATCAAAAATTTTTAAAGAATCCAGAAGGTCGAGTTCTTTCCTGCGAAGAGATAATACATTGTATTCAATATTCAATTGTTCAAATAAACTTCTAGCTATGAATCCTGAAGTTTCCGTAATAAATATCTTTTTACTCATCTTCAATTATCGGTATAAGCATATTTTTACAAAACTCTTCACGGTCTAAAAATGGAGCTAAGTCTTCCAATGGTTTGGAAACAAAGCTTCCATCTTTTTTCTGATATGAAAAGAGTTTTGGAGCAGCAACATACTCAAATGGTAAGATTACATCACAAACTACAGGACCAACCAAATCCAATACTTCTCGAACTTTTTCTCTAATATTCTTGTGATTCTTTATTTGAATTGAAGGAATATTAAAGGCATTCGCAATTTTCATAGGATTGGGCAGTGTTAAACCGCTTGTTGGATCACTGGCTACAAAACGTCCTTCAAAATAATTCTTTTGGGTTGTACGTATGGAGGCATAACCTTGGTTATTCAAAACAAAATATTTTATCGGAAGATTTAATCTTTTCACAGTCTCAAGCTCCTGCACATTCAAACAAAATCCACCATCACCAT